AACACTTGCAAAAATATTAGTCAACAACATTGACTGTGACTTTCTTTACATCAACGCAACTGATGAAAGATCAATTGACATTATGAGAGACAAAGTAGGAGCATTTGCTGCTGCTGGATCATTTAAGCCACTTAAAATAGTGATTTTAGATGAAGCAACTCACATTTTACAAGCAGGACAAGTCATTTTGTTAAACATGATGGAAACATATTCTTTAACAACTCGTTTTATTTTAACAGGAAACTATGCAGAACGATTGATTGAACCTTTAAGAAGCAGATGTCAAGAATTTGACTTGTCTCCTCCAAGTAAAAAAGTAGTGGCACAACATGTTAGCATCATCTTAGACAAGGAAGACATTGAATATGAAATTCCTGATTTAGTCACTATTGTAAACAAGTTTTATCCTGACTTTAGAAAAATTATCAACAACTGTCAAAAGTACACTATTGATGGAACTTTAACATTAGACAACTCAATAAATGAATCTAATGACTATCAAGTAAAAATATTAGAAGAACTTAAAAAACCATCTATCAAGTCATTTAATGTTATAAGGCAAATTGTTGCAAATTCAGAAGTAGATGACTTTGAAAGTTTATATAAATTTTTATACAATAAATTAAATGAATATGCTAAAGAAAATGAAGGTACAATTATATGTACTTTGGAGGAACATATGTATCACGCTCATTTTGTTTTGGACAAAGAAATAAACATCATGGCCTGCATAGGTAAAATTTTAGAAACAATCAAATAAACAAATATGAACAACGAACAATTAAAAATGAAAATGGACATCACTCAGTCCACTCCCATTCTTTCAGAAGATGGAAAACCCATACTACTAGCTGAAGGAGCGGTTTTAAGAAAAATGAGTAAATTTCTAGCGGGGACGGCTGAGGATGCTTTAATTCCAATTCCTGTTATGTATGACGTTAACACTAACAAGATTCTTTTAGACATGATTCCTAAAGAAATTAGAGATGATTATAAAGACATTGGTTTTACTTTAGGAAAATAATATGACAAAAACATCTAGTAAAGTAAAGACATTTACCATCTTTGATTTTCTTAAAGCAATCATTGACACAAAGCCAAATTGGGACACATTTGGACCTGAACAAAGAAAAGTGTTTAACATATACATGATTCATAAATTTTTAAGCATGAATCCAAAGTATGTTGACATTGCCAACTACATTCAAAAGTTAAACATTCAAGATCCTAAAAAATTATATGAAGTGTACTGTTATATGATTCCACAAAGTAAAAACACTTACTCTCCTTACATCAAGTCAACTGTTAAAAAAACCTTATCACCTGAAGTGCTGCAACATGTTTCTGAATATTTTAAATGTTCAACAGTTGAAGCAGAAGAATACATTCAAATTACAGATGATAAATGGCTAGAAAATGTTTTGCTAAGTAAGGGAGTTGACGAAAAACAAGTTAAAAAACTAATCAAATGATAAAATACACAGAATACACTCCTGATTCAATTGTTCAAACAATTGTAGAAAAATTTGTTGACAGAGCTAAAATGGGAGAAAAAAAATACGGTGTAACATTAGACAGAGTTGACTTATCAATTGAAGACTTTATTGAACATGCCTTACAAGAACACATGGACGCCATTTTATATCTTCAAAAAGTAAAAACAATGTTAAAATCTAATGGCTAAAAACAAAATTCCTTCTATTATAAAGAAAATACAGGCATACAAGCCAACAGCTGTAGACTATGCTTTTCAAAAGAGCATATCTTACTCACAACTGTCAATGTTTTTATCTTGCCCTAAAAAGTGGTCTTTACAGTATAAGGAAGGACATAAAATACCTAGTTTTTCTATCAACATGACTTTTGGCACTGCAGTTCATGAAACACTGCAAAATTATCTGTCTGTGATGTACAATGAAAGTGGAGTAAAGGCAGATGCTATAAACATAGAAGAATACTTTGAAGAAAGATTTAGAGAAAACTATGCAAAGGGCTATAAAGACAATAAAAATGTTCACTTTAGCAGTCCAAAAGAAATGAGAGAATTCTATGATGATGGTTTAGCCATTTTAGACTTCATCAAGAAAAAGCGAAGTGAATATTTTAGTTTGAAAGATTGGCATTTAGTAGGAATTGAAATGCCCATTGTTATTGCGCCAAATAAAACGCATAACAACGTTTTATTCAATGGATTTATTGACTTAGTCTTATACCATGAACCTACAGAGCAATTCATTATATACGACATAAAAACTAGCACTCGTGGATGGAAAGACAAAGAAAAGAAAGATGAAGTTAAACAATTTCAAATATTGTTGTACAAGTCATTTTTTAGTGAACAGTTTGGAGTGCCTGAAGAAAATATAGATGTTGAATTTTTTATAGTAAAAAGAAAAATATGGGAAGAAAGTGAATTTCCTCAAAAACGCATTCAACAGTTCAATCCTGCAAATGGTAAAATAAAAGTTAAAAAAGCCAAAACAGCATTGAGCACTTTTATAGAAGAAACATTTAATCTTGATGGTTCATATAAGACTGTAAGTCATCAAGCAACACCGTCAAAATGGGCCTGCGCATACTGTCCTTACAAGTTAAATAAGGAGTTGTGCAATGAGGCGATTTTAAAGTAGAATACATATATTTATATATAACCAATATATAATACTATGGATGAAATACTCACATCAGTAAAAGTTAACAAAGAAATATTTGACACTTTTAAAATAGAATGCATTAAACGTAAATTTTCTTTAAATAAGCTTGTAAATCGAGCAATGGATTTGTATCTTAACTCAGAAGAATTTAGAAAACAAGTTACCAACCACAATAAATAAACACTAAATAAGTTATATGAATTCAAGTTTTGCCTATTTGCCTCAAAATAAGAGGAAAAAAATCATGCTCATTTGTGACGACATTCGAGTACACTCAGGAGTAGCAACTGTTGCTCGAGAAATGGTTCTTAACACAGCCCAACACTTTAACTGGATACAAGTTGCAGGAGCACTAAATCATCCAGACAAAGGTAAAAAATTAGACATTTCTCAAGACACTAATCTCAACACAGGATTGACAGACAGTTCAATTGCCATTTATCCAGTAGATGGATATGGTGACGCCAATTTAATTAGACAACTTATTAAAATTGAAAAACCTGATGCTGTATTTTTAATCACTGATCCAAGATATTTCATTTGGCTGTTTCAAATTGAAAATGAAATTAGAAGAAAAATTCCTATTGTTTACTTAAACATTTGGGACAACTATCCAGCTCCAATGTACAACAGACCATACTATGAAGCATGTGATGCATTGTTAGGCATTTCTAAACAAACTGTAAACATCAACAAGTTAGTGTTAGGAGATAAAGTAAAAGATAAAATAATTGAATATGTGCCTCATGGATTAAATCATGATTTATTTAGACCTTTTTCCAATGAGGAAAAGAAAAATCCTGAATATGTTAAATTTAAAAATGAAATGTTTAAAGGAAAAGAATATGACTTTGTCTTATTTTTCAACTCAAGAAACATTCGCAGAAAACAAATTCCAGACACTTTACTAGCATATAAATTGTTCATTGATGAATTGCCTAAAGAAAAAGCAAAACGTTGTGCTATAATGTTACACACTCAAATATGTGATGACAATGGAACAGATTTAGCAGCAGTAAAAGAATACTTATTTAGTGATGATGAAAAATACAACATTTTGTTTTCACCAGGAATGTTAAATCCTCAACAAATGAGCTATTTGTACAACTTAACAGACGCTCAAATATTGCTAACAAGTAATGAAGGTTGGGGATTGGCATTAACAGAAGCCATTTTATGTGGAAATGTAATTGTAGCAAATGTAACAGGAGGAATGCAAGACCAAATGCGTTTTGTAAAAGATAAAAAATGGATGGAATTGGACGCTGATTTTCCTTCCAACCACAATGGCACAGTTAAAGAACATGGAGAATGGGCCTTCCCAGTATTTCCAACCAGCAGATCAATTCAAGGTTCTCCTATTACTCCATACATTTGGGACGACAGATGCACAGCAGAAGATGCAGCATTACAAATTAAAGCAGTTTATGACTTAAGTAAAGAAGAACGTAAAGCAAGAGGATTGAAAGGTAGACAATGGGCTTTAAGTGATGAAGCAGGATTAACAGGAGAAAAAATGGGTCAAAGAATCATTAAATATTTAGACATTTTATTTTCAACTTGGAAGCCAAGAGCAAAATTTGAACTTATCAACACCAAAAATGTAGAAAAAAGAGTATTAAATCATAAAATTATATATTAATATGAACAAAACAAGTTGTGTAATCTACGCCCCAGTAGACACTTTATCAGGATATGGCTCTCGCTCTCGAGACACTGTAAAGTCAATCATTGAATTGAAAAAAGATGAATGGGATTTTAAAATTATACCTTGCAATTGGGGAAACACTCCAAATGGATTTATTGAAGACAATCCTGAATGGCATTTTTTAAATAAATATCTTTTTCCACAACAACTTACCACTCAGCCAGATGTTATGATTTGGATTACTGTGCCAAATGAATTTCAAAAAGTAGGAAAATACAACATTGGCATAACTGCAGGTTTAGAAATAAACATGGTACCAGCTGAATGGATTGAAGGAATGAACAGAATGGACTTAACATTAGTGTCATCAGAACATTCTAAAAAAGCATTTTTAGCGTCTAAATTTCAAAAAGTAAATGACACAACAAAACAAGTAGAAGCCATTGTTGAAATGAAAACACCTATTGAAGTTATATTTGAAGGTGTAGACACAAACATTTACAAACACTTAGAAGTGCCTAACAAAAAGATAGGCAATCTAGATTTAATTTCTGAAGATTTTTGCTACTTGTTTCTAGGACATTGGCTTCCAGGTGACTTAGGAGAAGACAGAAAAAATGTAGGACTGCTAATTAAAGCATTTATAGAAACATTTAAAAATAAAAAAGTAAAACCTGCTCTTATTTTAAAAACATCTTTAGTAGGTTCATCATACATGGAACGTGATGAAATTTTAAAACGAATTGAACAAATTAAATCAACATGTGCTACTGCAGACATGCCTAACATTTACTTGTTGCACGGAGAATTTACAGATGAGGAAGTAAATGAATTGTACAATCATGTAAAAGTAAAGGCAATGGTATCCTTAACTAAAGGTGAAGGATTTGGAAGACCACTACTTGAATTTACTCAAAGTAAAAAGCCAATTATAACAACAAACTTCAGTGGCCATTTAGACTTCTTAAAGCCAGAATTTACAACTTTAATCAATGGTACTTTAACACCTGTTCATCCAAGTGCTGCAAACAACATGTTGTTGAAAGAAGGTTCATGGTTTTCACCTGACACAGGTCAAGTAGGATTTTACTTAAAAGACATGTTTGAAAATTATAAAAACTATGTTGATGGAGGAAAAAGACAAGGATTTTACTGTAAACAAAATTTCTCATTTGAAAAAATGACTGAAAAAATGTCTGAGTACTTAAAACTAATTCCTGAATTTCCAAAACAAATACAATTAAAATTACCACAATTGAAAAAAATTGAATTACCAAAACTAACTAAAATATGAAAGATAACTTAATTATATGTAAACACTGCTCTTCAGATGCATGCTATGTTGTAGAAAACTCTACATCAATAAAAACATATTCTTGCTTTGGATGTGGATTCACAACAAACTCTTTAATGAAAGAAGGAGAGGAATTTTACACTCAACAACTAGAAGTGTTACCTGAACTGTATAAAGACTCAACATTTAAAGATGAAGACAACTTAATATGGATGCCTACTACTATAAACGTGCCACAACAAGGTATGGTATTTTACAATGGCACATCTAAAGAAAATGCTAAATGGGCAGGAGTAAAAGCTGTTGAAGTAACAGAGGAGGAAAAAACAAAATATCCAATTAAAAGCAAACCAGGTGAATTTTACAAATGGAGAATGGACATGACTACAATGAAGTCTTTTGAAATGAAAGATTTTATGGAGGCTTTATCTTACATAGGAGTAATTCCAGAGTAAATTTTATATATTTATTGTAAAGCATATGAATAATTATACTAAAAAGTTAAATGAAGTAAAAGATTTATATCCAAAATTAAAAGATTTAAATGATACTTGGGTCTGGAATTTGTATAATTCAATATGTGAACAGCAAACAATTAAAGAATTTATTACTCAAACCATAAATGATGAAAAAACTAAACAAGAATTATTAAAAAGATTTCCAAATCAAACTACTGAGATAAGAACATATCTTGTAAATAAAGAAGATTATAAAGTATATAAAATGGGCATTTGGTTTTCCAAAACTCAATTTAAAAATATAAAAGACATAAATATTTTTATGGATTCATTTGGTTGGTTTCCAACATGGATTCAAAATCCTTCATCTCAAACTAAGTCAGGAAGATTTTCAGAAGAAAATTTAAAAATACTTAGTCAAAATAGTAATACTTTGCATGTTAAATATGAAGCAAAATATGATATTATGATTAATTCTGATAAATATGATTATTTTTATCATTTAATACCTGATATTTTATATGAAAAAGTAGAATTAATGGGATTAACTCCAAAAAATAAAGAAAAAATTGCACCTCATCCTGAAAGAATATATGTGTTAAAATCAATTCCTAAAAAATATTTTGAACAAATTGCTATAAAATTATGGATGACTTGGCCTGAAGAAACAAGAAAATTAATTCAATATTATTATTTACTAGAAATAGATGCTAAAAATTTAATAAAGGAAAGACAGGTAAAATTTTATAATGATTCTGCTTTTGCTGTGTACGATGGATCTTCAGCATTTTGGACTTATGATAATATTCCTCCTAAATACATTAAGTTAAAAAATAAAATTTTAGTGAATCCTAAAAAAGATTAATAAATAATTTGTAAAAGCAATAAAAGTTTTATATATTTAAAGTATGAAAATTAGTTATGCAATTACTGTTTGTAATGAGTTAGAAGAAATTATAAGATTACTTGATTTTCTTCTTAAAAACAAGCAAAAGCAAGATGAAATTGTAGTGTTAATGGACACAGTAAAAGCTAATGAACAGTTAATATCAACTCTACGTCATTATGAAATGCACAACATGGATCACATGGTTGTATGGCCAGGAGAATTTAAAGGACACTTTGCCAATTGGAAAAACAAACTTAATAGTTACTGTAAAGGAGACTATATTTTTCAAATAGATGCTGATGAAATGGTTAGTGAAACATTAATTCAAAACTTACCTAACATTTTAGAATACAATCTAAACAATGAAGTTTACTTAGTTGCTAGAATCAACACAGTAGATGGATTAACTGAAGAACATGTTAACAAATGGAAGTGGAATGTAAATGAAAATAATTGGATAAATTTTCCTGATTATCAATGGAGAATTTACAAAAATGATTCTAAAATTGTTTGGATAAATAAAGTACATGAGTGTCTATCAGGATTTAATACATATGCTAATTTGCCACCATCATTAGAATACTGTTTATTGCATCACAAAACAATAGCAAAGCAAGAAAAACAAAACAATTATTATAGTACACTATGAAGTTATTCATAAATCATTTTGATAAAAAAACTGTAGAGTCAAAAATGCCTCATTTAAAGGATATAGATTTTTCTTTATTTGTTGATGATATTCCTAAATCTCAAGATGATTTATCTCCAATCAATATTTTAGTACTTCAAGAACCAAATGAATATTTTGGCTTACATGATTGGGCTATTCAAAATAAAGATATATTTGCAGCTATATTAACTTGGGATGATAAAATATTAAACAACTGTGAAAATGCTGTATTTTTACCTTTTGGTCATACTTGGTTT